TCAGGTGGCGATCAGCCCGTGCCGCCGCAGCGCCGCCAGCACGGCGCCCAGTGTCGCGCGCGCCTCGCCGTCGATGGTCGTGCCGCCCGTCGGATCGGGAATCGCCGCCGTCCTGGCACCGACGACGACGTCCCCGTTGACGATGATCCGTGCCGCCAGAATGTCACCATCGCGCCACAGTCCGCCCGAGTAAATGATTGTTCTTGCAGCGAAACTATTCCATGCGGCGAACCCTTCGCGTGGCACGACGAAGCGCCATCCCGCCCCCGTCCATCCCGCCAGGCACCCCGCGTGGCCCTGCCACGCATCGACCGGCCGATCGCCCACGATCCAGCATGCACCGCGCTGCGGATCGGCCGGCGGCACGTTGGTTCCGACGCCGACGACGGCCGCCTGCATCGTCAGATCGATCGCCGCGATCGCCTCGTTGTGGGTCAGTTCCTTGCCCGCCTGCCCGGCCGCGAGCAGCGGCAGTGCGAATCGGTCGGAAAGAAAATCGCTCATGGTTCGGCTCCATCGATGAAAAGCATGGCGGGCGCGGACGCGGCCAGCGTCCCGGCCTGCGACACCGCGATGTGCCCGCCCGGCCCGGGCCAGGCAGCCGCCGTGATGCGCAACTGCGGTGCGGTCGTCTCGATCGCCGTGGCCCGGCCATCGGCATCGACGATCCGCACGCGATACGCCTCGCGTTCCTCGGCCAGCGGCGCGTCGATCGCATCCACCCAGCCCCAGCCCGTACGGCTCCGCCGCGTCCAGCGCACCATCACGCCATCGCCGTCGCGCATCGCGGTCAGGTGGACCGGTGAAGGGGGCGCCACCGATCGCCCGTCGATGTCCACCCGCGCGCTGGCCGGCGTGTCGCCGTCGCCGCTGCTGCTCGCGATGATGCGCAGCGTCCGCCCGATCGCATCGCCCGGCAGATCGAGCGTGCGCGTGGCTGCCGGCTCGACGAGGACGAAGCGGTCGCCCGCCGCCTGTGTCCCGATTATCGCCTCCGTCCCGCGCAGCCCGCGCCGCAGCTCTTCCAGCCGCCATCGCCCCGGCGCCAGCCGCGTCGCCCGACCGAACTGGACCAGCTCGTCGCCGAGCAGCGCCAGATTGACGCCGCGCGCCAGCGCCGTCGCATCCGCATCGCCCAACGCCGATCGGTCGTGCCGCAACGCGACCTCGACGCGGCTGACCGCATCGAGCAGCCCCGGCGCCGCGCGCACCGGCGGCACCACGATCGTGCCGAGCACCGCGGGTTCCGCCGTCGCGCCGACGGGTGTCCAGCTCGCGCCGTCGTCCAGGCTGTAGAGCAGCGACGCCTGCCGCCACCCCGCACCGGTTCCGGCGGCGAAAATGGAAACCCGCGGCAGCGTCGCGGGGACGTCGCCCAGACCCGGCAGCTCGACGACCGCCAGCACCGTATGCCCGATCGTCAGGTCGGGGGCGGCAAGCACGCGCCCGCTCGTCGCCGGCCGCACCGCCGGTGCCTCGCCGACGGGCACGAGGTCGAGCGTCGTCACCAGTCCCTCGACGCTCGCGCGCATCACCCGCCACCGCGTCGGATCCTCGGCCACGCGCACGCACGCGCCCGGCGCGATCCCGATTCCTTCCAGCCCCAGCGCGACGCTGCGCCGCGTGCGCGCCGCCTCCGCGCGCGACAGCATCGCCGCCGCCACGCCCTTGGCGCTCTCCGCCGCCAGCACCGCGGGCAGGTCGATCCGGTCGCGGCGCAGCCCCGCGCCCGCGCGCGCCACGCGCTGCACCCCGATCTGGTAATCGCGCGCCGGATCGTGGTGCGCGACCGCGATCTCGCGCGGCACGCGGTCGAGCGGCGCGAGACTGCGGCGCCCGACGCCCACCGGCCGTCCCGCGGCAAAGCCCGCATCCGCGACGTCGACCGGCACGCCGCCGTCGACGCGCACGACGCCCGACCCTTCCGCACGCCAGCATCCCCCATCGATCGCGGTCAGTGTCTCCAGCGTGCCGCGCACGCTGCCGCTCGCCGCAAATCCGCCGAGCGCGACGCCGCCCGACGCGGTCGCCTCCGCACATACCGCCGCCGCGATCGCACCGCTGTCGACCGGGCCGTCGTCCGCCTCCACCTCGAAGGTCAGGGACGGGATGCGGTTGCCGAACCGCTCCAGCGGCAACCGCTCGAACACCGCATAGGCGATCCCGCGATAGGCGGGCGTTGCGCCTTCGGCCGATGCGATCAGCGGGTCGGCCCCCTGATCTTCGTCGCCCGTGTGCAGGCGAAACCCCGTCGCCACCTTCCAGTCGCCCGCCGCGCCGCGGATCAGCTGGCCCTCCGCCCAGATCCGCCCCACCGACCGGATTGGCCGTCCCGACAGCGCCACCGCGAACGAGGCCGCATAGCTATAGCGGTTGGCCCCCGCGCTCCCCTTGCCGCCGCCCGTCCGCGCGCTCGTCTCGATCAGGTCGGTCGCCCAGATCACCGTGCCCGCGACGCGGATCCGCCCGAACAGCACCGGGATCGTCGTCCCGTAGCTCGACGTCTGGATCGCCAGCTCCGACAATCGCGGCCCCTCGCTCGCGGGGGCGCGGAACAGGCGCTGGTCGATCGCCTGGCCCAGCATCGCGCCGATCGCGCCGCCGATCGGCCCGCCCACCGCCGTCCCCACCGCGGTCAGCACCAAGGTCGCCATCGTCTTCCTCCCCGTCATGCCGCCCATCGACTCGCCACGCGCCGATCCGCGGCCAGTCCCCGTCCCCCGGCCGCTCGACGACGCGCCCCAGCCCCGCATCGGCGTGGACCAGCCCGCCCTCCGTCCGCACCGCGAAATGCAGCTGCCCCGGCCCCGCCGCGAACAGAAGCACGTCGCCCGGCCGATCCCCGTCGCTGCGCGTCAGCTGCGCATCGAGGCGCGCCGCAATCACCGCCGCCGCCCCACCACGCAGGCCGTAGCCGCGCGGCGCCTCGCCCTGCCAGCCGTCCCCCCGCAACGCCGCGACCGCCACGCCCAGGCAATCCACGCCGTCGCGATCGCGCCCGTGCAGCCGGAACCGCGCGCCGACCAGCGCGCGCGCCGCCGCCGCGCCCGCCTCACCCACCCGGATAGCGGGTCAGCAGGTCGATCCCCGGCAGATGCGGCTCGCCGCGGAAATTCGCCGCATTGCCGAACCGGCCTGCGCAGGTCGCCAGACTCTTGTCGCATCCCTCGACCAGTTCGATCAGCGCCCCCGCCGCGACCGCGAACGGCGGCGCCTGCGCCAGCGTCACCGTATCGCCCCCGGAACCCGCCACCACCTGCTCGATCCCCGCATTGGCGCCGCCGAACCAGCGCGCGCGTCCTTCGGCATAGGCGCCCGCCACCGGCTCCGCGCGGTCCAGCGTCAGCACCCGCCCCGCCGCCGCCACGACGCGGACGAAGCGCCGCCGCCGGGCCAGCGCGACGCGGCACCGCGCGTCGCCCAGCGTCGCACGACATTCCGCCGACGTCTCCTCCGCCACCGGTCGCGCCAGCGCGGCGGCCGCCCCCGCCAGCTCTGCGGTAAAGCCGCCCTGCGCCAGTTCGACCCCGCCGATCGTTCCCTCGCCCAGCGCGGCGACGCGCGTGCCCTTCGCCCAATCGACCGCGAAAACGCGAACCCGCGCACCGTCCCATCGCCCCGCGATAAGGTCCGCCTCGCGAATCGCCCCGCTGGTCAGCGCCCCCGCGACGTCCATCGTGTCGGCGTCCAGCCCCGCGGACCGCACCACAGCGGACGGCGTCATCCCCGGCGCAGCGCGGTGGATCAGCCCGTCGATGACGAGGTCGCGGTCGTGCGCGGTCAGCCCGATCGCGACACCGTCGCGCCGTTCGATCCGCCAGCACAATGCAATCGTACCCAGGGCGATCGTCTCCGGGGCGCCGCTCACGGCCGCACCTCGACCAGCGGCACCGACGCCGCCTCGCCCGCCAGGAACGTCGCGCGATTGACGGTCAGCCGGTCCTCGGCAAAGCGCACCACCACGTCATAGGTGAAGCTCGCCGTCACCGCCGCGCCCGCCGCCGGCGCGCTGTCCAGCGTCACCACCCCCTCGCCGTCGACCGCGAACCCCTGCGTCGCGACGCCGTCCACCGCGACGCGGACGCTGCCCGCCACCGGCCGCACGATCCGCCGCACCGCCGCGTCGTAGCGGCGCACCAGCGCGAAGCGCCGCGTCGCACCGTCCCCGGTCCCCAGCATCTCGCCTTCGCCGCGGCTGTCGAACGGATCGCGCAGACGGAACGCGCGCGCCGGCCCCATGCGCGCGCGAAAGAACGCGAGCAGCACCGCGACATCCGCCTCCGATCGCAGGCCCGGCCCGACGTCGTAATGCGTGCGCGCCTCCGCCCAGGCGGCGTTGCGCTGCTCCGCGCCGCCCGCCGCGGTCAGGATGCTCGTCGAAAAGGTCGGCGACACCTGCGCCTCCCGCCCCAGCGCGATCGGGAACAGCACGTCGTCATAGGCCTGCATCGCATCCTCCCCCTCCTCGAACCGGACGAAGCCGTCGCGCATCACCTGCGGCAGCGCCCACAGCACCATGGACGCGACGCCGCGCGCCCGCGCCGCCTGCGCCGCCTTTTCGATCAGCGTCCATTGCGCCGCCTGCTCCGGTTTCAGCACGAAGCCTGACAGATAATGCTGGCGATCGCGCGGATAGCGCAGCCGCGCCTCCGCCGCCGCGACGCCGCGCGTCGTCGACACGCCGTCGCCCGCGGTCACCCAGTCGTAATCCTCCAGCTGCAGCACATCGAACGCGGGCCACGCCCAGCCGACCGGCATGTTCGCGCGCTTCGCCTCGGGCGCCGCCGCGTCGAACACGGTTGGCAGGAAGGTCAGCAGATGCGTGACGCAGCCCGGCGCCGCCGCCTTCGCCGCCGCGCACAGCGCCACGGTCGACGCCGCCAGGCACGCGCCCGCCCGGTCCAGCGTCGCGCGCTGCTTGCCGTCCAGCGGCGCACGCAGGCTGGGGATCGCCGCCGGCGCGAACGCCGCCACCGCCGCCGCATCGTACAGGCACGGCCGCCCGTCGGGCATCGTCCACCACCACGGCTCGCCGATCTGGAACTTCGGCGCGAGGCCCGCGGCGACCGCCAAAGCCATGAACGCCGCCGCGACCTGCCGCAGATAGCCCATCGCGCCGTCATGCGCGGGACTGAGCAGCGTCGACGGCGGCACCCAGCCGGTCAGCGCCGGCGCGCCGTCCGCCGCCCGTTGCTTCCAGTCGTTCCAGCAATGCGCGTCGAACAACTCGTAGCTCAGCGACCAGATGACGTCATAGCCCAGCGCCTTCGCCCGCGCCGCGAAATCGCGGTGCCACGCCGCGCACGGCTCGTTGAGCGCGCCGCCCGCCAGGCTGACGTAGTAACCGCCGTACAGCGCCTCGAGCCGGAAATAATGACTCATCCCGACGTAATGCGTGATCGCGCCGCGATAGCCGAGGTGCAGCGCGTTGCGCAGCAGCCGCGCCGGCGTCAGGTTGTAACTGTCGTCATAGCCGCTCGCGATCTGGAAATCCTGTTCGGGCAGCACGGCATCGCCGATCGCCAGCACCGACCCTGGGCCGTCGCACGCGATGTCGGTCAGCTCGACCCACGCGCCTTGCGCCTCAGCCAGCGGCGCGTCGACGCCGTCATAGCCCGCCGGCACCAGCGACACGAACATCCGGTCGACGTCGCCCGCCCACACCGGGTCCGCCTCGCCCGGCAGCGCGAACCCGCCGTCCAGCGCCGCGAAGTCGAGCGCGACATGCGCATCCTCCGGCGCGCCGATCGCATAATTCCATAGCCGGACGTACCAGGATCGCGGCATTCCGGCGGCGTTCCGCCCCTCGATCGTCAGCACCGGACCGTTGATCGCGTCGAGCGCGCGCACCCCCTGCGATCGCCAGCGGAAGCGCAGCCGACACCCACGAAAATCGCGCGCCGTCTCGTAGCGCAGCAACGGATGGTCCCAGCGGTCCTCCGCCTCCCAGATCAGCCCGGCCAGATCGTCGCGCTTGTAGAACACCGCATCGACGCGCAAGCCATCCGCCGCGGTCGACGTCACCGCCGCCATCATCGGCCGCGGAAAATTCACCGTCCAGAACCGCGGATCGAAGCGCGTCACTACGCCCGCCACCTGCCCGCCCCGCGCGGTGCACAGCCAATGCCCCATGGCAAGCCTCCAAGTACATTCGAAATGGATCAGGAAGTTGCGTTCATGCGCCGCCGTTAGGACACACTTACACACGGCATTTACGGTCGCACGCCACAGGCAACGGTATGAAATACGTCCCCGGCTCGCTCGTCCCCGTCTTTCCGTCGATCTGTGATCGTGCCGACCGCATGCTGGCGATGGTCGCCAACCTGCTCGACATCAAACGAAGGACGGGCCACCAATTCAGGGAGGAATCGGTAACCGACCTGCTCCTCGCGACGATCGCTCAGTTGCCGGCATGGCAGGTCGAGATCCTGCGCCCGACCGAATGGCGATACGGGTCGGATTTCGACCTGCACATCGTCGATCCGGTCACCGCCGATACGGTCCATTACCGGATTCAGGCGAAACGCCTGTCCGACCATCGCACCGACTGGCAAAAGGGCCGCTACGTCTGTCTCGACCATCACGTCGGCAAGACCAAGACGCTGCAGGCCGACATATTGTGCACCAACATTCCGCCCGGCTGCGTGCCGCTCTATGCCTTCTACAATCACGAAAGTGTCGCGACGCGGGCGGCCGATGTCGAGGGCATCGACATGGCAGACGCGCATGCGGTGCGCCTTGCGGCGCAGCGGGCGGCGGCGGGCGAGGCCGACTATCGCAAGATCGGCAAGCTCGCCCCCCTGTTCTTTCCGTTCCGCACGCTCGTCTGCCCGCCCTCCGGCGGCGCGCCGGCGCCCGTCGCGACGCCGGCGGACTCCCTCGCCGCCGTGCGAGCGGCCATTCTTGCCAGACCCGCCGCCTGGACGACCGCCCGCGACACGGACACGCAGCCGACGTTCGACGACGCCAAGCCCGCCGATGCTGAACGCGGCGAAGGCCGTGCGCGCCCGACGCCGCCACGACCCGATATCGACATCCGCGAGAATCTGCTGACCTTCTACGACGCGCGCGATCCGACCGACCAGGTCGTCGACATCGCCCGCTTCGGATTGGCGGGGGACCCGGCGGCGCCCTTTGCGCTGCTCGTGCCCGAGGACAATGCGATCCTGCGTCCGCGTGTCATCCTGCGCACGCGTCCCTTCGACGGAAAGCGCGATGCGCCGCCGCCTGCGCCGATCTTACTGGATTTCCCTCGTGTCCGGAACGCGCGTCGCGATCGCCGGATGACGTGAGTCATCCCTCCAGCGCCGCCTTCACCGCGCGCGCCACCTGTCGGCTCGACCGTTGCAGCGCGATCGGCGCCGCACCCGGATCGGCGCGCACGGTGATCGCGACGCGCACCTCGCGCGTGCCGCCGCCGCCCGATGCTTCGACCCGACCCGCGCTCGTGGGGACGAACACTTCCGGCCCCCGCTCGCCGACGACATAGGCCTGGCCGGGCGACACGGGGCCGCCCGTCGCCCGCCCCGCCAGCCCGAGCAGCCGCACCAGCGCGCTGCCCAGCGTCTGCGCCTCGCCCCCCGTCGCCGATCGCACCCCCGCCGACAGCGCGGCCCGCGCGATCTCGCTGAGCGCGGCCAGCGCGACGCCCTTCAACTGGTCGAAGCCGAATTCGCCCTGTTTCGCCGCGCGCAGCAGCGCCGTCTCGATCGACCGTCCCGCGCGCATCGCGCTGAGGCCGAGCGTCCCCTCCAGCGTCCCGCGCATCGCCTCGACGTCGCGCGCGAACGCCCCCGTGTCGAGGCGCACCCGCGTCGCCAGCGTTTCCACCTCATCCATCGGGATGTTCCTTTTGCAGATGCGCGATCAGCGCCGCATCGGGGGGCGGCGTTTCCCCCGATCCCGCCGCCGCCGCCGTCACCACCGCCGCCAGTTCGGCCGGCGTCGCGCGCCAGAAGGCGTCGGGGCTCCACCGCAGCCCCGCGCCCGCCACGCCCGCCAGCCGCGCCGCCCCCTCCCCGAACGTCACGCCTATCGCCCCGCCAAAATCTGGCTCAGCAACACGCGCAGGATCGGCGCCAGCTTCGCCAGCCCCATCGCTGCCAGCGCCTCGCCCAGCACCTCGCGCGTCACCTCGTCGGGCACCTCGCGCAGGCAATGCCAGAACAAAGTCGCGGTCTCGCCCAGCGACAGCTTCCCCGCCACCGCACGCTCGACCAGGTCGAACAGCGGCCCCAATTCGCCCTCTGCCGCGACCAGCGCCTGGAAACTCGGCCGCAGCACCAGTTCGGCGCCGTTGACGCGCACCGCCGCCTCGCCGCGCAAAGGATTGGCCGGAGGAGTGGCGGCCAGATCGGCGACCCCGCTCATGCCGCCACCACCGGCCCGGCGCTTTCCAGGCTCAGGGTATAGGATCGCTCGCCATTGAAATCGCCGGCATAATCCAGCCGCGTCACCAGGAAGCGGCCCGTCATGCTGTCGCCGCCCTCGAAGCTCAGCCGGTAATCGTCGATCGTACCCGCCAGCGCGTTGCCGCGGATGCGGCCCTCCGCCGCCGATCCGGTGAACACGCCCGCCCCCGACACGCTGACGCTGCGCACGCCCGCGCCCGACAGCAATTGGCGCCAGCCCCCTGAATCCTTGGTGGTCACCACCACCGCTTCGCCGTTGATGCTCAATTGCGTCGTGCGCAGCCCCGCGACCGTCGCGAACGCCGGGGTCACCCCGCCGTCGCCGATCTTGAGCAGGAACGCGCTGCCCCGTTCCACCGCCATGCCCATGTCTCCTCCCAGAATTTGATCCACCGCGCGGACGCGGTGCCTGCCCGATCACCCGTTCAGCCGGTACAATCGCACCGCGAACTCGCTCATCCCCGTCCATCGGCGGCCCTTGCCCGCGATCCGGCTGCGCGCCAGCCGTACGCTCGCCAGCCGCCACCCGCCGGTGCCGAGGTCGGCGGGCATCGCCTCCATCGCCGCCTCGACCCCGGCGAGCAGCCGGCGGAGCCGCTCGGGCGCCTCGCCCTCGTCCTCGCCCGCGATCACGATCGTGCCGCCGCGCCCGCTCACCCCCGCCGCATCGATCGCCGCCAGCACCGGCTCGCCGACCACCGCATAGGGGGTCGCCGCGCGCGCCGGCGGCGCATCGAACGCGCGCAAGGGCGCCAGCTGGCGCAGCACCGCCGCGCGCAATACCGCCGCCCCACCCATCCCAACCATCTCCGTCACAACCGCCCCCGCCGGAACGGCCGCCACAGCGCGGACACCGCCGCCGGCGGCATCGCCTCGCCCTCGCGATGTTCGAACAGATGCGCCGCGAGCAGCACGACGCCGCTCGCGACCGGCGGGGGCAGATCGTCCCACGCCCCCGCGCCCGCGACGTATCGCACCGTCACCCGCCCTGCCGCACCGGGCGCGAGCACGCGCACCCGGCCGATGCCGTCCGCATCGATGTCGACGGCATAGGCCGCCACCGGCAGCGCGAAGGGCGCGCCCTCCGCGGGCAGGCCCGTCGCCGCCGTGATGCTCGCGACCGGATCGTGCGCCAGCCGCTGCCACGCGGGGGCGATGCCCAGCACCTCCTCGTGCCCTCGCCTAATCCACGTCCGCGCGCAGAATTGCTCCGCCAGCGACAGCGCCGTCTCGGCGCAGCGCAGCATCACGCCTTCCGCCTCGACGCGCAGATACTGTCCCGCCGCCGCGGCCGCCGCCGCGACCGTGGCGGCGGGAAACGCCCCCTCGCCCATGCCATCCTCCCCCGTGTTGCCGCCCCATGGCGGGGCCGCCCGTCCGCCGGGCGCCCCCGCGCAGGCGATCAGGCCGCGAACTTCAGCAGCTTGATCGCCTCGCTGTCGGCGACGCAGCCGCCGATCCGCCGCGTCGCGTAGAAGCCGACGAACGGCTTGTTGCTGTAGGGATCGCGCAGGATCGCGGTCTCGCCGCGCTCCGCGATCAGATAGCCGGCGCGGAAATTGCCGAACGCGATCGACGGGCTGTTCGCCGCGATGTCGGGCATGTCCTCCGCCTCGACCACCGGATAGCCGAGCAGGCTCGCCGGCTGCCCCGCCACCAGGCTCGGCTGCCACAGCGGCGTGCCGTCGCCCGTCTTCAGCTTGCGGATGCGGGCCAGCGTCGCGGCGTTCATCACGAAGCACGCGCCCTGCCGGTACGGCGCGCGCAGCGCCTGGACCAGGTCGATCAGCCGCTCGTCCGCATTCGCGCCGAAATCGCCCGCCGTCCCCGTGCTGAGATGTTGCAGCGTGCCGATCGGCCGCACGCCGTCCTTCGCCGCGGATGTCGGCGCCTGCAGGAACCCGCGCGGCCGGTTGACGCCGTTGCCGTTGACGAACGCCGCGCCCTCCGCCTTGGCGAATTCGCGCGCGATCTCCTCGGCCAGCCACGCCTCGACGTCGAACGCCGCATCGTCCAGCATCGCCTGGCTCGCGCTCGGGTTGGCGTACAACTCGCCCATCGGCGGCGCGAGTTCCGCAAAGACCGGGGTCGCCGTCTCGGGCCGCGCCGCGGTTTCCGCCGCCCAGCCCGACGGCGTCCCGCCGGAGGTGATGAGCTTGCGATAGCCCGCCGATCCCACCTGCACCACGTTGGCGATGCCACGGATCGGTGAGATGCTCTTCATCACCGCGGCGATGTCGCGGTCGATCTCGCGCGGCACCGCATAGCCGCCGGCATCGCCGCTGACCCCGGTGAACGCCTTCATCTCGATCGTCGCGCCGGTCCGCACGAACCCCGCGAACGCCCCGTTCTCTTCCACCCGCGCGCCATCCAGCGCCGGCCTGTCGACCACGTCCATGCCTTTTCTCCTCATTGAAACTCGTGTCGCGTCAGCCGACGCGATCGATCCGGGCGAGCGGCTGCATCGGCACCGCGACCAGGCTCACCTCGGCCAGCGCGACGCGCAGCAATTCGCGCCGCGCGCCCTGGCGCACCGCCAGCGGACGGTATCCCACCGACAGCGCGGGCAGCGCGCCGCAGCGGACCAGCCGCGCGGCTTCCGCCTCCGCGATCTCGCCCGCGACGCGCAGCCCGCGCGCATCCTCGCCGATCGCGACGATCCGCCCCACCGGCGCGCCGCGATGATCGCGCAGCAGCGGCACGTCGGCGCCCCCGCCCGCGCCTACCCCCGCAAACGCCCCGGCGCGGATCACGTCGCCCGCCCGGTCGACGCGGTCGAACACCGCGGCATAGCCTGCAAAGCTCAGCGGACCCACGCGCCGAACCCCAGCTTCACCGCCAGCCCGGTCAGCAGCAGCGCCGCGAACCAGCCCGCCGCCGCCTTCCACGCCGACGTCTTCGCCGCGCGCCACGCGCCGATCAGCTCGCGCAGTTCGGCCAGGTCGCCGCGCGCCGCCTCGTCCGCGAGGCCCAGCCGGGTCAGCGCGCGCGTCGCGCCCAGCTCGCCGGCCTCCTCGACGATCGCGCGCAGCGTCGGCAGGTCCGCGCCGCCGCGCACGCCCGCCGCGATCAGTTGCGCCAGCACATCGCTCATCGCCCCGCCTCCCCGAACCCCAGTTTCGCGCGCTTCTCGTCGACGGACAGGAAATCCGCCGCGCCGACGCTCGCCCACAATTGCGCGCGATCCTCCGCCAGCGCGGGCACGCGATCGAGATCGACCGACAGCGCCGCGTCGGCGAACCATCCCACCAGCCCCTGCGCGATGCCCGTCAGCACCGTGTCCGCCAGCGGCAGCACGGTCAGCCGCCAAAGCGCGCGGTTCGCCTCGCGATAATTGGCATAGGTCGCATCGCCGGGCAGGCCGAGCAGCATCGGCGGCACCCCGAACGCCAGCGCGATCTCGCGCGCCGCCGCCGCCTTCAGCCCGACGAAATCCATGTCCGCCGGGCTCAGCGACAGCGCCTGCCACCTGAGCCCCCCTTCCAGCAGCATCGGCCGCCCGGCGTTGCCCGCACCCGCGAACCCCGCCTCCATCTCCGCCTTCAGCCGGTCGAACTGGTCCGCCGACAGCGCCGATCCGTCGCCGGGATCGTAGACCAGCGCGCCGGACGGCCGCGCCGCATTGTCGAGCAGCGCCTTGTTCCACCGCGCCGCCGCATTGTGGATCGCGATCGGCCCGGCCGCGACCGCCAGGCACCCCATGCCATAATGGTCGTCGAGCGGGTTGAAGCTCCTGATATGGACGATGTCGGGCCGCGGTCCGTCCGCCGCCAACCGCGTCACCCGCTCGCCGACGCGATAGCGATAGGCGGCGGGCCAGCCGCCCGCATCAACCTCCACCGACACGCGCTCGGGCCGCAGCGCGTACAGCGCCGCCGCGCCGCCATCGCCGTCGCGCAGCACCTGGATATAGGCGTTGCCGTGCAGCAGCAGCTGCGCCGCCGCCGTCTCCAGCAGCATCTGCCCGCCGTCGCGCGCACCGACCAAGGCGGCGATCGCCGGGTCCGACGCCGCGATGGGCGCTCCCGCCACCCCTTCCGCGACCAGCTTGACCGCGCGCTGCGCGATCGGATTGCCCGCATAGCCCTCGCGCAATTGCGCTTCGTAGGATCGCGGCCACGTCCCCGCCTCCGCCAACCCGCCGGCACGCGCCAGCGCTGGCCGCGCCCCGTCGCGCGGCCGCTTCCCGAACAATCGCATCTGATCTCTCCCGGATCTCAAAGCGCCGGCATGCGCCCGGCCGCCGTTTCGCCCGCCGCAGCCGCCAACAAGTCGCGCCGCGCAACTACACCCGGCGCACGCCCGCCCGCCCGCGCCGCGCCAGCATCAGCTCGGTCACTGCCCATACCAGGGCATCGGCGCGATCCGGCGAACGCTCCGGCCCTTGGTATCCGCCGCCCGCGACCAGCCCGCACAATTCGTCGTCCAGCGCCGGAAACCGCCCGGCATGCCGGATGCGCCCGCGTTCGTAGAGCGCCGCCACCGGCTCGGCGCGCGCCACCTTGCCGCGGCTCGCACGCACCAGCGTCACCGGCAGGCTCACCTCCGCCGCCAACAGCACGGACCGCACCATCGCCCCGCCCTGGTTCGCCTCCGCCACCACCCGGTCCGCGCGATGCCGGTCGGCGCAGGCGGCGACCGCGCGCGCCCAGGTTTCGGGCGATCCGCCCGCGACGCTCGCATCCTCCAGCACGTGGCCGATGCCGTCGCCGTCGATCCCGACCGCGACGATCCCGCACGCATCGCCGCCCGCGCCGCCGTCGCCCGCCGGCGGGTCGACGCCGATCACCACGCGCACCGGTTCGGCGACCCTATCCGTCGTCGCCGCCGCCAGCATCGCGCGCGTCCACAGCGCGCCCGCGATATCCTCGATCATCTCGCCGTCCAGCTCCTGCCGGCCGAGCGCGGTGCCGCCGTAGGCATCCTCCATCTGGTCGATGAAGCCGCGCGGCAAATGCGCATTGTCGCGCGTCCGTCCCCGCGTCTCGACCAGCCCGCGCATGCCCATCACCCGCTTCATCAGCGCGGTCGGCCGCGGCGTCGTCGTCACCACGACGCGCGGATGCGGTCCGCGCCGCATCCCCATCATCAGATTGTCCCACGCCGCCTCGCCGCGCCGCCATTTCGCCAGCTCGTCGCACCACGCCGCGTCATGCTCGGGCCCGCGCAACTGGTCGGGCATGTCGGCCGAATAGACGAAGGCGACCGCGCCATTCGGCCAGCGCACCTCGCCGCGGTGCATCACATAATGCGGGATCTGGCCGAACCGGGCGACCGCGCGCAGCCCGCTCGGTCCCTCGATCATCACCCGGCGCACGTCGTCCATCGTCGCGCCGACCAGCGCGATCCGCGCATGCTTGTCGCCATCCGCAACCGCGGTGACCCATTCCGCCCCGGCGCGCGTCTTGCCGAAACCGCGACCCGCGCGGATCAGCCACACGCGCCACGCCTCGCCCGTCGGTGGCTCCTGCCCCGCCTGCGCCCAGCCGCCGACCCAGCGCTGCACCAGCTCGCGCTGCTGCCGCTTCTTCAGGCTGCGCACCAGCGCCCGCCGTTCCGCCTCGGACAAGGCCGCCAGCGCGGCCATGATGTCGACCGGCGGCGCTGCGCCGCGGCGATCGGCGCCCGGCCTGCTCCGCGCCGCCATCACGCCGTCTCCTGCCGCGCCCGCGCCGCCGCCAGCGCCGCGAGTTTCTTCAGGATCGCCGCATCCGTCTCCTCGCGCGTCGCCACCGACGGAGGCCTGCCGGGCGTCCTGCCCGTGCCGGCGCGTTGCGTCCGATGCAGCGTCAGCAGCTTGATGCCGCCGTCCCAGTCGACCGGGCCCACGCAGGCCGGATCGTCCGGCGCGATCGTCCCCGCGCCGCCGCCGTTCAGCACATGCCCCAGCAACCGCGTCTCGAGCAGCTGGTATCCCGCCTCCAGCGCTTCGGCCCAGGCGGCGGCGAACGCCGCATTGGTCCGACGCCGGCGATGGACCTGGGACGGCGTCACCCCGATGGCGCGTGCCGATGCCGCGACGTTGCAGCTGCCGGCGAGGTGGCCAAAGAAATCGTCGGTCATCCGCCGATTCCAGCGCACCCAGCCCCCAGCCGGGCGGATGATCGCGACCGCGCCGCTCCCGCCGCCATTGTCCGCATGCTCCTCCGCCCACTGAGACGCCCGATATGGCTCGTCCATGACATATCCCCCCGCTCGCGCCGGAATGCGAAACGGGCCGCGACGCCGGGGCTGCCCCCTTGCACCGCGGCCCGTGCCGCACTTCCTCAATGTTCCTGTTTTGTGCCATAAGAGCGTGACGATGTCAAGCGCTTTTATCCTATTTGGATAATCGGATCACTTCGGTTGCGAATGTCGACGAAGTTTTTGATAACGTTTCCACCACGCATTATGCCGGCGACATTTGCCGCCCGGAAAGTTGCTGTCCTTCCCCATGCTGTTCCCGCCCTCCGCTGTCGGCCACCTGCTCGTCGATGACCGCTTCGTCGTGCGCTTTGTCGATGTGCGCGTTCCCGACGTGCTGCTGCACGACAAGGACACGCTGCTCGGGCGGGTCATCACCGATTTTCTCGATCCGTCGCTACGGTCCGACCTCGTGCGTCTGCTCGATCTGGTATTTGGCGACGGCGATCTACGCGACATCCAGCTGCGCTGGCATCGTCCCGAAGGTGTGCCGCTCGTCACCGAGACGACGCTGTCGCTTTATACGGATGCGGATATCCGGCGCGTGGTGATGGCCTGCTGGCGTCCGCCGCTCGACACGCCGGTCGCGATCAACTGGCGCCGCGCGCAGATGCTGCTCGGCGCGCTGCGCAAGGGGCGCGTCGGCTTCGGCGACCAGATCATCGGCTCGGCTTCGGCCGAAATGCTGCTCGTCCTCTATCTCGACGAGGTGCAGGGCAAGGTGAGCGTCGCCGGCGCAGTGGTTGGACAAGCCGGGACGACCTGGACGACCGGCCGGCGCTGGATCGCGATCCTCGTCCAGTCCGGCGTGATCGAGGTCGACGGCTCCGCCGACACGATCGGCGAGCTGACTGTCTTGCGCCTCACCGCGGCGGGAGAGCGCAAGGTCGTCGAACTGCTGGACGGCTTCACCTCACCGCCGGTCGGCGGCTGATCCTCCCGGCAGCCATCGCCGCAGCGCGCCGGTCAGCCGCCCCGCCAGCCCCGCCTTGTGCGCCAGGCCGTATGACGCATCCGGCGAACGTTCGGCCATGTGAACCGCATCGGTCGCCTTGCCCGCCCCGTCATAGGGGTATGGCACATGCGACAGGTCGATCATCAGCCCGGTGACATCGCGGTCCAGGCTGTCATGATTGTCGGCATCGAAGGTCGCCCGCAACGCACGGCCGACCGGGTACAGCCGCCCATCCTGCGCCGCGCGCAGCGCCTCCTCGTCTTGGCCCGTCTCGTTCATGGGACATCCCTGCGTCACCGCAAGGACCAACGAACGTCTTCATCAAGGGTTCATACGCGCGCGCCATGCAGGGCGCGCTTCGGGTCAGGCGGCGATATCCCCGTCTTCGTTCGCCGGCGGGCTATCGTCCTCGCCCCCGTAGCAGCGATCGAGATAATGGTTGGCGATGATATAGTGCGCGCGCACCGCCATCGGATGCACCGCGCGCTGCGCCAGCTCCAGTTCGGTCTCGGCGCGATCGTAGAAGTAACTGATGTCGTCCCGCATGGTCGTTTTCGCTGTTGGTCGGCGATGGCCCGCCCGATTGCGCCGTGTCGGCGGCGGCGGCCATCACATGTGTTGGGGTGATAAGCGGCGGCCCTGCGGCCGGGCGTGGGCCGTTATCGGTTGACCCCATCGGCGATTTTCGCCCAGGCGGCGATCTCGTCATCAAAGTGGCGGTGGACGTCGAGGTTCCCCGCCACCGCGGCGGCGAGGTCGACGTCGACCGACCCCGCCCATTCCCACGTGGCATTGCCCGACAGCTGCACCATCGCATCGCGCCCGACGCGGGCGCGCACCAGCCCGCCCTTGTTGAACACGGTGATCGGCGCATCATAGGCCAGCCGCCCGGTCAGGCAGGCGGCAAAGCTCGACGCCGCCATCGCACTGCCGCAACTGTCGGTCAGCCCGACGCCGCGCTCGAACGTCCGCACGAACAGCGCTTGTCCGTCGATATCGGTCCCGCGGACCTCGACGAACGACACATTCGCCCGGTTGGGCAACCAGTCGGGCGCCGCCTCGCATGCGGTGCCGATGGCGACCAGTTCGCCCTCGTCGATCGTCTCGACGAACGTCACCAGATGCGGGTTGGGCATGCTCACCGCGGTGAAGCGGCGCGCGCTGCCCAGCGGCGCCACCGGCGCATCGACGATCCGGTCGCTCGCGACGCCGTGCAGCGGCCAGTCCGCGACCGCCAGACCCGCGGGACCCGCCGTCTCGCGGATCGTGACGATGCCCGGCGCCAGTGCCGCGTCGCGCTCGACCGTCGCGCGCGACGTCTTCAGCGACACCGTCGCGCGGTCGCATCGCAGCGCCTCGAACCCCATCCGCGCCGTGCAGCGCAGGCCATTGAGGCACGTCTCCGCCTCGCTGCCGTCGGCGTTGAACATGCGCATCGCGAAATCCGCCCCGTCGCGCCCCTTGTCGAGCAACAGCAGCCCATCGCCGCCCACCGGCCCGCGCCGGTCTGCCAGCGCGCGCGCGATGATCGCCCAGGCCGCATCGTCCAGCGCGATATCGCGCGCGTCGATCAGGGGGAAATCGTTGCCGGACCCATGGCACTTCACGAACTCGAAACGCAC